TCCTAAGAAGGCTGCTAGGAGGAAGTCCTTCTGTGCTCGTATGAGTGGTGTGCCGGGGCCTATGAAGGATGAGAAGGGAAGACCTACTCGCAAAGCACTAGCACTAAGAAAGTGGGACTGTTAAATGGCTAGAAAATCTTACTTACAAATTGTTAATGATGTACTGATCCGCTTGCGAGAGCCAGAGGTCACATCAGTTAACGACACTGCTTACTCAAAGCTTATTGGAAAGTACGTTCAAGATGCCCAGAGACAGGTAGAGGATGCCTATAACTGGAATGCTCTGACCAATACACTGACCATGAACACTGTAGCTAACCTGTTCAACGGTGTGTTAGTAGGCGCTGGTACTAGGTTTAGAACCCTGAGTATTATTAATGACACAAGCAACTGGTTCTTAGAATATAAGTCTAGTCTGGAGATGGATGACTTGTTCTTAAACCAGACTGTTCAGACAGGCGCTCCTCTGTATTATAACTTTAACGGTGTTGATATTGCTGGAGATACTCAGGTAGACCTGTATCCTGTCCCTGATGCTGTCTATGTTATTCGCTTTAACATTATTCAGCCTCAAGATCCACTACAGTATGACGTAGACGAGATCCTAGTTCCTGCTGAACCTGTCATCTTCTTAGCCTATGCTAAGGCTTTGGCAGAGCGCGGAGAGGACGGGGGTATGTCTAGCTCAGAAGCTTATGCGCTGTATCAGACTTCTTTGGCAGATCATATCTCCACAGAAGGTAATCGTTATCCTGACGAACTTAACTGGAATGCAGTCTAATGGCACAACAACAACAGGCAGCTTCGATTGCAGCTCCGGGCTTCTTTGGATTAAATCTCCAAGAGTCTAGCATATCCCTGTCTAGCGGGTTTGCATTAGAGGCTTACAACTGTATTATCGATAAATATGGTAGGATTGGTGCTCGTAGGGGCTGGGTTCCTGTCAATGCTACGAATACGGACCTAGGCTCCAACAATGTGGAGTTTATGTTTGAGGTTGTAGACGCTGCCTCTACTACTTTGATCAGTGCTGGGAACAATAAACTGTTTACTGGAACTAACACACTGACAGCCAAGACAGTAAGGAATGCATCTAATAGTGCTAATATCACTTATACTATTACTGCTAATCACTGGCAAGCCGCTGCTATGCCTTATGGGGATGGAACAGATGCTACGGTACACGCTTACCTAGTACAGGCTGGGCATCCTCCTTTGGTGTTCCATGAATTACCTACCTCTGGTGGGGGCGCTCATGACCACAATAGCGGTACTTTTGGGTTTGTACAACTAGGTGACGTAGGCACACTGCCGACAGGCTATGCTACAGCAGACTTTAAGCCTAACTGTGCATTGGCAGCTTACGGTAGGGTCTGGATGGCAGACATCGCAGGGGATAGACAGACTGTGTACTTTAGCAGGGTCTTGGATGGATCTGACTTCCAAGGTGGTGACTCAGGTTCTCTGTCCCTTAACGCTGTGTTTCCTAATAATGACCAGATCATCGGACTAGCGGCCCATAACGGCTTTTTAATTATCTTTGGCAGGAACAACATAGCTATCTATGCCAACCCTATTGATGTTACTACTTTGACATTGGCAGACTATATACCGAATGTGGGCTGTATCGCTAGGGACTCTATCCAGAATACTGGTACAGATATCATCTTCTTGTCTGACTCTGGGGTTCGAAGCCTTCAGCGGGTTATTCAGGAGAAGTCTTTACCTATGCGGGATATCTCCAAGAATGTACGGGATGACCTAATCGATAATGTTAATTCTGAGGCTTCCATACAGATTAAGTCTATATACTATGACAGGGATGCCTTCTATCTACTGGCCTTGCCTGCTACTAAGTGGGTATACTGCTTTGACTTGAGAGCACCTTTGCAGGACGGGTCAGCTAGGTCTACTATCTGGACTAGCATAGAGCCTCGTGCCTTCTGTGTCACCGCTGCTAAGGAACTATTAATAGGTAAGACTGGGTATGTGGGTAAGTACTTTGGACACCTAGACAATACAGCTACCTACCGCTTTAAATACTTTACCAACTACTTTGACTTTGATACTCCTACCAAGGAAAAGATCCTAAAGCAAATAGGAATGGTTCTTATTGGTGGTTCTAACCAAGAGATAGCTATTAAGTGGGGCTTTGATTATAACGAAAATTACTCTGCGGTTACGAAAAGACTTGACACGGCGGTTGCTTACGAGTATAATATAGGGGAGTATAATATTGCTGAGTACTCTGACGGAATTGTACTGGACAAGTTTAAGTCCCACGTAGGAGGTAAAGGCCCAATTATGCAGGTAGGGCTAGAGGCTGAGATCAATGGTAATCCTTTGTCCATTCAGCGGATTGACATATATATTAAACAAGGAAAAACAGTATGAGTAATTATATTAAGGCTACAAACTTTACGGCTAAGGACGCTCTTCCTAGCGGTAACTCAGGTAAGATTATTAAAGGAACAGAGATTGACGTTGAGTTAACGGCTATTGCCTCGGCAGTCTCTTCTAAGGCAGACACGGCTAGTCCTACCTTCTCAGGAACTCCTTTAGGTCCTACAGCGGCTACTGGAACTAACACTACCCAACTAGCTACTACAGCTTTTGTACAAACCGCAGTAGCTGCCAGCGTTCCTAGTGGTGGTATTATTATCTGGTCTGGGTCTGTAGCATCTATTCCTACTGGCTGGGTATTGTGTAATGGTTCTAACTCTACACCAGACCTAAGAGACAGGTTTGTTGTAGGTGCTGGGTCTACCTACGCCGTTGGTAACACAGGAGGCTCTGCTAACGCTATTGTTGTAAGCCATACCCACACAGCAACGAGTGCATCTTCAGTGACAGATCCGGGACATACACACAATGTCCTAAATACCAGAGGCGGTAACCCAGATGGAGGTGCTCCGTATATTGCTGGTGCTACCATAGCTGCTAATAGTGACCCAACAGCTTCTAATACAACAGGCATCACGGTTGCAACCACAACCACAGTTGCCTCGTCTGGTTCATCAGGCACTAACGCTAACTTGCCTCCGTACTATGCCCTTTGCTACATTATGAAGACCTGATGTATAAAGTAATACCAATAGCAAGTGAAACAAATTTAAAGTTTAATTGTAACCAGTGTGGTCTGTGTTGTAAGGCACTAAACTGTCAGTATTTAACAAAAGACAATCTTTGTTCTATTTATGAAACTAGACCATTAATTTGTAACATTGAAAGAGGATACGAAGAAGTGTTTAAATCACAGATGAGTAAGAAGGAATGGTTTAGTATTAATGAACAATATTGTAACATCTTGAAAGCACAGGAGAAATAATATGGCATGGCCTGCAATCGCTGCTGCTGCAGCAACTTTAGGAGGCTCTTATTTGGCAGGTAAGTCTGCTGAAAAAGCAGCCAATACTAATGCACAAGCACAACTACAAGCTGGTAGAGAATCTGCTTCGGCCTCTGCCTTTAGACCAATAGGATTAACCACTAGGTTTGGCTCTAGTAACTTTACTATGGGCACTGATCAGTATGGTACTCCCATAGTTACAGGCGCTGGGTATACCCCATCTGCAGAGATTACTGCTCTACAGAATAGACTATCTGCTTTGTATGGAGATAGCTTAGGTCAAGCTGAACAGGCTCAAGCACTTGGCGCTCCTATGGGAGCTGCTGGTCAGAGATTATTTGGCTTAGGTGAGCAGTATCTAGCTCAGTCTCCTGAGATGGCTCGTCAGCAATACATAGCAGAGCAACAAGACCTGCTCAGAGCACCTCGCATGGAGGAAGAGCAACGGTTAGCTGCCTCTGTCTTCGGTCGTGGTCGTGCTGGACTGAACGTAGGTGCTGCTGGACAGCCAGAACTAGCTGCTTTGGCGGCTGCTCGTAGGCAACAAGATTTAGCATTGGCTGCTAATGCTGAACAGGCTGCTCAACAGCGTATCAATTTTGGTGCTGGGTTGTTTAGCACTGGTGGTGCTTCAATTGGTAATCAGTATGCTCTACAGAATCAAGCATTGGCTCCGTTCCTCAGTCAGTTCGGTGCTCAACAGAGCCTTGAGCAAGCAGCTCTACAGCCTCTAGAGATTGGTGCTAACTTAGGTGGTAGGAACGTCAACACTGCTGGTGCTAATGCTCTGCTGCAAAGCGGTATCGGAGCTGCTAATACACGCTTACAAGGTAGTCTGGTTGGTCCTTCATTGACAGCTAATGCATTATCTAAAGTTAACTATGAGAGCTTGTTTAATAAGTTGATGGCTCCTAGTACTGGAGGATGGGGTAGTGCTACTAACACTAACGCAATGTATGGAGATACAGGGCAATATGTTGGACAATTTACACCACAGGCAGCAACATGGGAAAGTGCATTCCAGCCTAAGGTCTACGGTTAATTAGGAGCTAACATGGCGATTGAAACTTTATTTGGTCCTTCTTTAGCAGACGTACAAGAGCTACGTAGGCTACAGCAAGAGCGAGAGATAGCTGGTGCAGGTGGTCAGTTTGGTGTCTTTGCTCCTCTATATCAGGCTGGTCTTAGATTTGGTAATCAGGCTGTCCAAGGCGTGAACACGCTTATGGGTGCTCAAGATCCTATGCTTAAGAAAGCTACGGATATCCAATCTATTCTTACTCAGTATCAAGGTGCAGATTTAACAGATAGTAATGTTCTTAAGAAGATTTCCTCTGAGTTAGCTAGTAGAGGCTACGCCAAAGAATCTTTTACAGTAGCTCAAGAAGCTGCAAAATATGCTAAAGAAGCTAGCATTGAGAAACGAGCAGCAGCTAGCGATCTTCGAGCAGAAGAAAATCTAAGACTGCAACAAGAAGCAGCACTAGACTTAAGATACAAAAACAATCCAGAATTAATGATTGAAGATGCTCGTAAGCTTCC